TTCGTTACATTATACCATAATGCTTTGAAAGAGTAGTTAGCGATATGTTCTGTATTAGATTGTTCCATAATATTAGTCCTTTATATTGTTTAAGTTAATCAAAGTAAGAGGGGATAGTTCACTCACCCCTACACGATAAGTAATTATCAACTAAAGATAGATTTTCAACGAAAGTAATAAATTTAAACCAGAATAAGGGGGGAGTGGATTTCATATATATCACTCACTCGCAATCTAATCCTATTTTTCAACTCGACTATTGACTTTAAATAAAAAATTCCCGTAAATTACAGGATGAGACGTAAAAAAAAATTTTTGGAAAAATTAGATAAATCTACTGGAAAGTGGATTGAGGTTCCAATTAGCGAAGCAAATGAAGAAATGCTACGTATTTACGAGATTATGGATGCTGAGTTAGAAATAGCAACAATAGAAGAAGCAATGAAACTAGGAGTGTACGAGAAAAAAAATAAAGATTAGTCTCTATTAGCTTATTTAATACGGTAAGTATACCTACGTACTAATTAGCTATTAGCTTATCTTATTAGATTATCTTATTTATACCCTACATTAGGAGAAACATGAAAAAGGCTAAGAACAAACTAAGTTACAAGCAGATGCTATCTATCTTAACAGGAATGGATAAACAGATACAAGAGCAACAAATGATAGTATTCAACGTAGATAAACTATTACAGGAGTACATAGACTTTAAAGAAGAGACGGAACCTTTTAAAAAATTTTTAGAAAAAAAATATAAGGCTAATGATAAAGATAACAAAGAAACTAAAGAAAAATGACTTCCAACCTATGGACTACCCAGTCTATAAGAAGGAAGAAGCAGACAGTAATGGCTTAAAGTATAAGCATTGGAACGCTGCAAAGGAAGGTGAGTATGGGTTATCAGACGATGGCTATGTTGCTGAGTGCATCTATCGCAAGGCATATGGAGAAAAAGTGGAATATACCTACCCCTACGGTAGACAATGGCTTAGTGCCTGGAGCAAACTGGAGTTTGAGCCGCATTATAGGTCTAATAATTTTAGTACTGTGTCTACTAAGAGCTATAACGACTTAGAAGTAAAGAAAAAGGGTGCAGATATAGCTATGGATGCGTATGTAGCGTACAAAATAGCAGGATTACAGCCAGATTGGGCTAAAATAGGTACATTGTACCGCCCAGACCAAGATAATCCCGTTATTGCAGCTAAAAGATTATTTAAAACTAAACAGGTAAAGAAGATGATACAGGATAAACTAAAAGATATTTTAATTGATAGAAAGATTGACGAAGGATTTGTATTAGACGTTATTAAAGACGCTATTGAGGTGGCAAAGGTAAAAGAAGACCCAGGCAATATGATTCGTGCCGCCAAGGAGCTAGGTGATTTCCTAGATATGAAACCTAAGGTAACAGAAAAGACTGATACCCTAGAAATAGATATGTCACATCAAATAGCTAATTCATTTGAAAAGCAGACTAAGAAACTAAAAGCAACACAAACAAGACAACTTGATGAAGAAACAGATAAAGATAACGGGCAAGAAGAACAATCTTAACGAGTTCATAGCTGTATTACTAGCTGTGGCAGAAGATTGGGGTATTACCGTTACAATTAAGGAAGACTAATGGACAACAAGAAGATGTTGTTAGAGATGCAACAGGATATGTTATTATTCGGTCGTATGGTGATGCCTAATATGTTTAGTAGTGAATCTCCACCATTTCACTACGATTTAACTAAGGCATTGCTAGACCCAGACGATAAACAGATAAATATTATAGCACCACGTGGACACGCAAAGAGTTCGGTGGCTGCTGGTATTTATCCTTTATGGCACTTGATGTTTACTCCTGGTGTTAAAGTAATTGTGTTAGTGTCTCGAACGCAAGGTCACGCCACCAAGCTATTAGGTACTATTAAAGATGTGTTAGATTACTCTCAGGAGTTTAGACACTTCTTCGGGTACTGGGGAATGCAGTCTGCACGCAAGTGGACAAACAATGAAATAGAATTAAAAGATGGCAGCTTAATTATTTGCAAAGGTACAGGACAACAGATACGTGGAATCAAACACGGAAATCAACGACCTACTCTTTTAATATTAGATGACCCTGAAGATGAAAACAATACTAAGACATCAGAAGCTATGGAGTATAACTTACGTTGGTTACTACAATCTGGTGTTCCATCCCTTGACCCACTAAGTGGACAGATATGTGTTATTGGTACTCCTCAGCACGAACGTTGTCTCGTAGAGACATTAAAAGAAATGAAAGGTTGGAATACGTTAGAGTTTAGACCTGACTTAGAAAATAAAGTAGCTCTATGGCCTGAGGTCTGGGGTATCGACAAACTTATACAAAAGAAAGAGGAATTAGAAAGTATTAATCGACTATCTGTATTTTACAGAGAATACTTGTGTCAGATTGTTGGTGATGAAGATAACTTGTTTAGGAAAGATGACTTTCAATCTTGGGAAGGGTTTGTCGAAAAAGATGAGCAAGGGTTGTCAACTCTCGTTCTGACGAACCTAAATGGTGAGGAAGTAGACGAGAGGAGACCTGTAAATATTTTTACAGGAGTCGACCCTGCATCCAGTACGAAAAAAGGTGCAGACTTTTCTGTTATATTTAATATTGCAGTAGATAAAGACTTTAATAGGTTTATACTTCCATACTTTAGAAAAAGAGCTACCCCACTAGATTTAGCTGATGCTATCATAAATAACTTCAAACAATACAAAAGTACTAAAACTCGTATTGAATCTGTTGGATATCAAGAGATGTTACGTCAATATATTAAAGAACAAGCAGAACAATTAGGTATGTTTATACCTGGACTAGAGATAAAAGAGAATCCTCGTACTTCTAAGAATTATAGATTAGAAAGTTTGCAGCCTATCTTTGCAAACAAAAAAGTATACATTCAATCTAATATGCAGGCATTTAAAGACGAGTTGTTGTTGTACCCACGTGGTAAACATGATGATTTACTTGATGGTTTTTTCTATGCAAACAAAAATTGCTATAGACCAGCACATCAACAATCAGAAAAGAAACAACAGCAAGAAGAGTGGTATACAAGGAAAAAAGCTAAGTCTTGGAAGTTATTTTAATAATCCTTGACAAATATAAAAAAAATCCCGTAATTTCACTGTACTACATTTATGGATAAAAACAAGTACTTTCTTAGTTTTAACGATTTTATTAATAAACTAGATACATTAGATAAGGTAGAAGTACCGAAGGGTTATAAACAAATAAATGCCAAAAAAGATTCAAAACAGAGTTCAAAGCACAAGAACGCAAGGAAAAGATGACTTAGAGTTTGTCTTTGATTACAATACTGGTGATGTTAATCAGGTAGAAATACCCGAATCAGTTCAATTAACTAGAGAGCTATTTCACGATTATAAGAGTGCTAGAGAGTTATGGGCTCAAAAATTTCAAGAATCTGTAGAATTTAGAGCAGGTGCACAGTGGACAAATGAAGAACGTGACATACTAGAATCACGTGGTCAAGCACCAATAGTTGTAAATAGGATACACCCTATTGTGGAAACAGCTAAGTCACTACTCACATATAACTCTCCTCAGTTTCGTAGTACGGGTAGAGAAGATTCAGATAGAGATACTGCTAAAGTATTTTCTGATTTATTTCAATATATTTGGCAAATATCATCAGGAGACGAAGAATTAAAACGAACTATTGATGATTACTATGTAGGAGGAATGGGAGTTCTTCAAGTGTATCAAGACCCAGATGCCGATATGGGTAAGGGTGAAGTTTATATAAAGTCTATAAATCCTTTAGATGTGTACATAGACCCTAACTCTAAAGATACGTATGCAAGAGATGCTGCTCATATCTTAATTACATCATATATGACAGACGAACAATCTATGCAAATTTATCCTGAGTTTACTGATATTATTGAAAACTCTGCAATGCATCCAGATGAATCAGATGACTATCCAGTTACTAACTTAGCAGCCACAGAAGGACAATTATTTGCTACTGATGGAACTGAAACTGTACATACTAGAAGACAGTTTATAGAAAGATATACTAGAGAAAGACATTCGTACTATAATTGTTACGAACCTTTTTCTCAACAAGAATTTTTATTTGATTACGAAGAGTATAGTGAATATTTAAATAAAGTTTATATGAAAGTTAAAACAATTAAAGGTGAAGAAATTATACTTTTTGAGGAAGAGTCCGTTGAAGAAATGTATAAAGTTATTGAGTCTACTGGTCCTTTATTTCATTATGAGTTACCAGACCCTCAATACGACCAACAAGGTCAACCTATTCCACAACAACCAATAAGAGTTCCTGGAGAAGAAGATGAAAATTCTATACCAGGTAGTACTACTATTTTAATTCCAATGTCTGTACAAGAGTTAGAAGGTATGGGTGAAATTAATTGTAATGAAATAGAAGAGTGTAGAGTAAAACAAGTTGTTACTGTAGGAGATAAATTGTTGTATGAACGTTTGATGCCTATTGAAAATTATCCTATTATCCCACTTATGAACGTACATCACAGAAACCCGTTTCCTGAGTCTGATGTAAGATTATATAGACCTTTGCAAGAATATATTAATAAAATTCGTTCATTAATAATTGCGCATGCAAGTACAAGTACAAATGTAAAATTGTTAATTCCTAGAGGTTCTGCAGATTTAAATCAAATAGAACAAGAGTGGAGTAAAGCAGGTACTAGTGTTATAGAGTTTGATGCAGAACTAGGTGCACCGATTGTTGCTGGCCCAGTCCCACTACCTAATGAGTTGTATAAAAATGAAGCTGATGCTAAGTATGACTTAGAATATGGCTTTGGTATATTTGAACTTATGCAAGGTAGTGCTAAAAGTGCGCCGTCTACTTATAGAGGAACTTTAGTTGTAGATGAATTTGGCCAGCGTAGAATTAAATCAAGAAGAGATGACATAGAGGGTATGTTAAATCAAGTAGCAAAAGTAGCTATCCCGTTAATACAGCAACTATATACAGAAGAAAAAGTTATTAGACTTATACAGCCTAATGGAGACGAAAAAGAACAAAGATTTAATTATTATAAAGAAATGGAAAACGGAGACGTAAGACGTTTCCACGACCTTGGTGCTGGTAAATATGATGTGGTAGTAATTTCTGGTTCTACTTTACCTACAAATAGAATGGCTCTGTTAAACACTTATATGGAAATGTATAAGATGGGATTAATCGACCAAACAGAAGTATTGAAGAAATCAGAATTAATAGATGTAGATGGTGTATTAGAAAGAAGTGGACAAATGAAACAAATGATGCAACAAATGCAAGCTATGGAACAAGAATTGAAAAAGGTCAAAGGAGACCTGCAAACTGCTTCTCGTGAAGAGATTCATGCTAAGAAGCGTTTAGAAGTAGAAAAATTCAGTGGAGATTTAGATAAAGTATCTAATCGTGCTGATATGGCAACCACGCTTTATAAAGCAAGGTTGAACGATGCAAAACAACAGTTAATGAACTCTAATATGGAAGATGCCGAATCTCAAATTGATATATTTGAGCCTATGCAAGACGATTCAGAGAGTTAACAAGGAGATAAAATGGAAGAAAAAACAATGGACAAAATAGATGAGCAATTAGTAGAAGGCATTACGACTGAGCCAACTATTGATTCGGGAGACATTTTTAACGAAATATTTGGACAAGCACAAGAACAGGTTGCACCTGTTAGCCAACAAGTAGTACAAAATGAACCTGCTGATACTCAGACTATTGAGGAACCAAAGAACGACCCTGACCAGTTTCAATACTGGCAAAGTCAAGCAGATAAACGTGCAGCAGAAGTAGATATGTTGAAATCGCAAATGGCCGAAGTAATGACCAGGGTGAGTCAACCTGCAGAAGCAGCACCAGTAGAGAAGGAAACAGCTTTAGAAAAACCTGTTAAACCATCAAAGCCTGCCGACTTCGACCGTTCTGAAGCTTTAACCGACCCTGATAGTGCATCAGCAAGGTATTTAGCCAAGCAAGAATCTTATTTGGAATCTATGTCAGAGTATGTAGCAACTTCAAATGAAAGAGTCATGCAAACGATGACAAAACAACAACAACAGCAAGAAGCTGTAGCAAGGGACCAAAAGGTGTTAACAGACTTACAGTCTAATTACAACTACACTCCTGAGCAAGCTAATGATTTTGTTGCTCAAATGTCATCACCAGATTCATTATCGTTAGATAATTTGGTGCAACTTCACCAGTTGAAAATGAACAATGGTTCACAACAGGTTACACAGATAACCCCAGAAGCTCAACAGAAAGCTGCAGTGATGAATCAACGTAATGAAAAGCTAAGTATACCGAAACCTATCGGAGTCCAGGCAGGAGCTAGTGACCAGTCGCCAACTAAAAACATAGAAGATAAAATGATGGATTCAATGATTGGAAATTTCAATAAACGCAATCCATTTTAATTAAGGAGAAGGCAAAATGGCACAAGACACAAACGGAGTATTCTCACCTAGTATTGGTGTAACACCACAAGGTGTTTCTATTAACGATACTAGAAGAGTATTCAATTTCGGTGAAAGAGTAGCTGAATTAAATCCAGCTGCTTCGCCTTTCTTCGCATACTTATCTAAAATTGCTAAGAAACCTACAGATGACCCTGTATTTAAATTCTTAGAAAAAAGACATCAATGGCAACGTAGAAACTTTTTTGTAGACGGCTTAATTGAGCATGCTGCAGGAGGAAGTCCTACACAAGCTACTTTTAACTTAGTTAAAGCAGACGACCAAATTGATGTAGATTACGATATTTATGGAAGAAAAGCAGGAGGACCCTATAAGGCAGAATTCGTAACAGCAGGACAGATGATTGCAATCGAAGGATTGTTAGACGCTGCAGCTGGTGCAGGTTCCGATAAAAACCTTATAGTGTACTATAGAGTAACAGACTCAGTTCAAAACTCAGCAGACACAGGCTTATCAGCTGAATTTGTTAAAGCTATTGAAACTGGTGTTGAAAACGGCGTAATGGACGTAACAACACTAGCAAGTGGAGACAAAATTGTACACGCAGACAATGTAAAGGGCCAAGTAATTGGTTCTGCATGGGCTGAAGGTGATACAGCACCTGATGGATGGAAAGATGAGTTTTATACAAGAGAAGGATATTGTCAGATATTTAAAACTGCAGTACCTCTATTCTCTGGTACATCTTTAGCTACACGCTACAGAGGTGACGCAAACGAATACATGAGAGTATATCAAGAGAAACTTATGGAACATAAGATGGATATTGAGAATGCTTTACTATTCGGTTACGGTGAGGTGAATGAAAGTTCAACAGCACAACAAAGAAAAACATGGGGTATCTTACCTTTTACAGAAGTATACGGAAAAGTCAAAAGCTTTACTTATGCTTCATCAGGGTACGATGACTTCGTAGATGCTATGTCAGATATTTTTGATGCAGAATCTGGTGCAGGTGGTAGTAAAATGGTACTTGCTTCACGTTCAATCATGAACTGGCTTAACAAACTTGGTGGTACTTCTTTCTTAGGAAATACTATGGCATCAGGAGTAGGAACATCTGCAGCAGGTGTACCAACATCCTCACCATACGGTGTTTCTTTAGATAAAGGACAATCACTATTTAATGGTGTTAACGTAACACAAGTAGATACCTTATACGGTACTCTTAACTTTGTTATGGAACCACTATTAAGAGGTCCTTGGGCAAACCACGCTATTGTTGTTGATTTAAACAACGTAGCTTACAGACCACTAGCTGGTAATGGTGAGTCAAGAGATACTCAAATATTAACTAACATCCAAAATAACGATGTAGACGGAAGAAAGGACATGATTCTTACAGAAGCAGGTCTTGAAATTCAACTTCCTGAAACACACGCTATCTTGAAATTTAGCTAATAGTTGAATACGGGGGAGTTGCAATATACTCCCCCAAAGAATTTTAAACTAAAAAGGAGAATACAATGGCAAATCCAGCAGTATTATTAAGAGGTGCAAAGATGTTATCTAAAACACCTATGGGTAAAGCAGCAACAAAGAAAGTGGTAAATGTTTTAAGAGGAATAAGAAAACAAGGTAAATTGATTCCATCAAAATATAAACAGGGCGGTAAAGGACCAGGAGCTACTACTAGAACTACGAAACCTGCAGAAGTAAGCAAGTCTTACGGTCAACAGCAAACAAGTACAAATAATTTGATGAGAGACCCAATGACAAAGAAGATGGATGCAACTAAATTATATAAAAAAGTAAAGTAAATGAGTATTAAAACACAAATAGAAGCATACACTGGTGACATAGATAGTCCAGACATTACTGCACAAGCAACCCAATTTGCAAAAGACGGTGTAAGATATATTTATTCTGTAGTGTTGACTAACCCTGAAATGGGAGAAAGATTGTCAGCTAATACAAACTTAAATACTGCATCACCAACATTGCCACTGACAAATGTAATGTCATTAGATTACGTTCTTAGAAATGACGGTGCTATTGATAGACCTTGTATTGAGGGCGAACCTTCTATGGCAGGAGCATATCTTGACCCAGATAGTTTACATAGAGGAACTATAACTAGTCCTGTATACTACATTAAAAATAATGTATTAACTATTGTACCTGCACCTGTAGATGCACAACTTGGTAAAGTAGGGAGTGTAACACCAGATACCACATTTACTTTAGATAATGAATACACTGCTTTAACAGGATTATTACCAGAACTGTATGTAGGTGTTACATTGTATGCAGCAGGAATGGTATTACTAACTAAAATGAATGCTATTGGAAAACCTACAGATATAAATTTAACAACTATTGCAGCTTCTGCTAGTGTTGATACAGAGGGTGATAGAGTAGATATTACTAAATGGTTTAACATTGTTGGTGATTATATACAAGATGAAGATGTGGAACTAGCATCTGCTTATTTGTCAAAGATAAATGCATATTTACAAAATTATCAAATGGAATTAGCTGGAGACCAATCACAATACCAACAGTATGAATCTCAATACGTGAAAGTTAGTCAGTCCTTAATTGCATTTTTAGAACCTTACATGGGTGGAGCTTAGTTATGAAATTACAACGAATGATAGATATGGTTAAAAAACATCATCCAGAACTTGGTAATGTTGAAATTATTGAAATGTTAAATCAAGCATCTGATGAGTTTTGTCAAAGAACTTTATTGTTAGATGAAGCTACACAATTTACTACAGTAGCTGGACAAAGATATTACGGATTAAAAGATGGTATATTAGAAATTAAATCGGTTGACTTGCAAGACGAAAGTGGTAACCATGTTACTATAAAGCGTTTATCAGGAAGACCAAAGTATAGGGATATAGACTAATGTCAAATAATTATTCAAGAGTATATAATAAATCGACAAAAGAAAATGTATGGTGGATTGAAAGAGATTCTATAGGATTAGCTTTATATGACCCGTTAGCAAGCGAAGTTAAAAGATTTACTAGTTTAGCATCTGCTTTAACAGTAACACTATTTTACCATAAAAAAGCAGACCATTTTGGTAGACAAATAGCATTAGATGGTACAGTTACTGACACTACCAACGCTTCTAACTTGATGGATGAAACAAATGATTTGCCAGAACAATTTCATCAATACTTAGTAGATAAAGTTATACAATCTGGATATGAACAAAAACCAGAGATGATTCAGTTAGCAGGATACTTTGAAAGAAAATTTGAAAAAGGAATTAAAGAAGGTAAGACTTATAAGAATAGAAATAGAATTAGTGGAACTAGACACGTAAGGCAGTCTAGTTACTAATGGCTAAAACATGGAGAACAGGAGAGTTTGGATTAACTTCGTTTGATAATCATAGTTTATTATTTGACGAATTAATACAGCACTTTAATGATAACATAAATGAGAATTTCTCAGACATCGCTATTTTATCTGACATTGGTACTCAAGACATGGGAGTTATTTCTGATGTTAGTACAACAGATATGGGTAAAGACAATACAGGTTATAATGATATTGCCTTATCAGGTAGTAATATATATACCGATATTGCTAAGTCTGCTACACCAGTTTCTGGTTACGAAGATAGGATAAAAAATACATAGGAGATAATTATGGGTGGAAGTTTAACTAGTCCAAATAAGATTAAAGATGTATATAAAAAATTAGTTTTTTATGATGATAATAAATTAAAAACAGACAATGGAACTGCTGACGTTATTATAACTAATGCAGATAATTTCTCGTCAGATATTGTAGCAGGAACAGGAATTTCTACAGCAGAATCTGGTGGACAAACAACAATAAGTGTAAAAGACGCAGATGTTCTTTTGCAAAACGAAAACATAGATGGTGGCGAATACACTGTTTAAAAAGGGGATAAAATGGCTAATATTTTACAAATAAAAAAGAATGCATGGAACACTGTTTCTGCTGGAGCTCCAACTGCCGATACATTAGCTTTTGGTGAATTAGCTTGGGATACAGCTGGAAAAACACTATACATTGGAAGACAAACAGATAATGGTGGTACTACAGAAACAGTTAGAGTTATGCCTAACGCTTCAAGTAGTGCAGTTGGTGTAGCAAAGTTTAGTACTAACAATTTTGTAGTTTCAGCACAAGCTGATGTACAAATTAAAACATATGGTATTGCTAGAGATGAGATAGCTTTAGATGCTATTGATGGAACTAGAATTGCAGATGATGCAGTAGCTAGTGAGCATATTGCTGATAATGCAGTAGCTTTAGGAACGCAAACAACTGGTAATTATGCAGGAACAATAACAGGTACAACAAATGAAATTGAAGTAACTGGTTCTGCTGGAGAAGGTACTGCTTATACTATTGGACTGCCGAATGATGTAACTATTGCTGGTAACTTAACTGTTCAAGGAGATACAGTAACATTAAATACTGGTACTTTAACAGTAGAAGACAAGAACATAGTTGTTGCTAAAAACATAACAGCAAACCCTGCAACAGATTTAGGAGTAAATGGAGCAGGACTAACTATAGGTGCTAATGCATCTGCTCCAAGTTTAACTTGGATAAATAATGATGGTACAGATAGATTTCAATTTAATAAACCTGTTAGACTTACAATAGAAAACAATGTAGACACTGGTTCTGTTTTAGATTTTGGTATATACGCTAACTAATTATGGCTAATAAGTTTTTAATTAAGAGAGGTGATGAATCACCTAATGATTCAACAATAGATAATTATGAATTAGTTTATAATTACACTGATAACGAATTATGGACAAAGCATAATGGTTCTGTTGTTAAAATATCAAGTGGTACTAACGGTACGGTTACTAATGTAGTAGCTGGTAATGGATTAACTGGTGGTGGTCAAACTACTGCTACTTTAGCTTTGGACTTTAGCCAACTTACAGATATGACTGGAAATATTTCTGGTACTACTGAATTTATATTACAAAATGGAACAGTAGAGTCACGTAAAGCAGCTAGTGAAATAAAACTTACTGCTTTTGATGCAACAGGATTTAGTATTTCGGGTGCAGTAGACACAAGCGGTACACCAATAGCTCAAGAATACGCTAGATTTACAGATGCTAATACTGTAGAAGGTAGAAGTGCTGCTGGTGTAAGAACTGATTTAGGTCTTGTTGTTGGTACTAATGTTCAAGCACAAGATGATTTATTACAAAATATAGCAGACTTTCCTACAAGCAGTTCTAGTAATGATGGTAAAGTAGTTACATATCAAGATTCAAATGGTTCGTTAGTATTGTCAACGCCATCAGCTGGTACAATCACAAGCGTTACTGGAATGACTGATAACAACGTACTAACTGCAAGTGGTAGCACTACTATTAGTGGTGAAGGCAGTCTTACTTTTAATGGTAGTCATTTAAAACTATTAGTAGATGGTGGTAAATTTTTAGCAGGAGCTAACGAAGATGCTTACTTTATGCATTCTGGTTCTCACGGATGGCTAAATAACAGTACTGGTAATTTATATATCAGAAATCAAACTGACGATGGTCAAATCATAATGCAAACCGATGATGGTACTGGTAATACTACTACCTATATGAGTTTAAAGGGTAACGAGCAATTAATTAGATTTTTAAAAAGTACTAGACACAATGATGGTGTTGTAGGACAATTTGGTACTAGTGCTGATTTAAGAATTTATCACAATGCTAATGGTAATAGTAATATAGAAAATCATAGTGCAGATTTATATTTTACAGAATACACAGATGATGGAAGTATTTATTTTAGAAGTGATAATGGTTCAAGTGGAGTAGCGAATTATTTACAAATAGATGGCAATACTACAAATTTATTATTAACACCTCCCAGCAATATTACAAGAATTGCAAACGATGGGGGTGCATCTGATGAACCTAAATTACAACTTTATAGAAATAATGCAGCTTATGGACAAGTACATTATGAACCAGGTGGTGGAAGTCCTTCAGGTTTACATCTTACAGATTTTAGAGATGATGCTAATAGTCATATAATTTTTAACACTCGTGGTGACAATGAAAGAATGCGAATTGAATCGGATGGAAAAGTCGGAATAGGAGTTGTATCACCACAACAAAAACTTCATATATTTCAAACTGAAGGTGGAGTTGGTGCAAAACACGCAACAATTAGATTAGGTGGATATTCTACAGTTGGTGCTGAAATAGCAGCATATAGACATACTGGAAATAGTAATGACCAAGGATTAATATTTTCAACTTATCATAACACTAATGGAACAACCGATACAATGACCTTAGATAGTAATGGCTTAGTCGGTATAGGAACTGCATCACCAAGTTCTAAATTAGAAGTTTCTCATGTACAAAATGCAGAAAGTCTTTTAACACTGCATAACAATAGACAAGATGCTAGCAATGTACCAATATTTGGAATAGCAGGTAAACAAAGTGGTACTATTGTTGGTAAGATGTCAT